TGTAGGTTGGCAAGTCAGATACTGGGTAATAATCAAAGGGTATGCGTTTTTGTAGGTGCAAACAATACACAGTATAGAGAGTATGTACCTTATGATGCAGGTGAATGTCCAAGACAATATCAATGTCCTTATAGACCAAATAAAAAACCATTTGATTTAAAGAACGTAGTTAAAAGCATAAAGGAACAATTTAAGTAATGGCATTAGCAAAATCACAAAGGTCGTTAAAAGCATGGAGCAAACAAAAATGGAGAACGAAATCTGGAAAGCCCTCATCGAAAACTGGAGAAAGATACTTACCAGAGAAAGCAATAAAAGCATTAACCCCACAAGAGTATGCAGCGACAACCAAAGCAAAGAGAAAAGGCAAGAAGGCAGGTAAACAATTTACTAAACAACCAAAGACTGTTGCAAAAAAAGTAAGGCAGTATAGGAGATTTACTTGACAAGTAGTAATATATATGGTATCATATGTTATGGATGCTAGTAGTTTTACTACAGGGAACGGAGATTAAAGAAAATGTCTACTTCAATGATTTGGATATATGCCTTGAATATGCAACAAAGATGCGACAACAAGACTTACATCAACGACAGGCAGGAGACAAAATATATCTCAAAGTTTATTGCATACCTAAAAACGATAAAGATTAAAAGAAAGGAAGATTATGTTTAGAAATTTATTACTACCACTATTAATACTATTACCCTTTACTGCACAGGCAGGATTACTAGGATTAGATAGTCAAATAAAAGGTGACTATAACATAGAAACAAATAAATCAACATTAACCTCGCAGGTAGGTAAGACTATCGGCTTGTACGGATTATCTGTTACAGGTGACATAGACTTTAATGTTATTGATTTTGCCTATGACGGAATGGACTTTAAAGCTGAATATGATGTATTGGAATTAAACAGCACATCGTTGTATGTTTCTTCAGGACTCAATACTAATTGGGAAATGGAAGACATTGTTGTAGGATTTGAATTTAACTTCTAATGTGGATTCCTGTCATAACAGTTTTATGGGCATTAGGAGAAACATCAGCATTTGTTAATTTTCCAATGGTGAACTTTCCGTTTACATCAGAGGAAAAATGTTATCAGTACGTTAATCAAGTTAGACGTAGCATAATGAAAGACCCTCAATATTTAGAAGGGTATAGTGTGTGCGTAGAGATACCAACAAAGGGAGAACCAGCATAATGATTTGGGATAAAATTAAATTTGATATGTGGAATAAAAGATTTGGTGAAGGCACTAAATTTGATTTAGATTATGGTAAGTTAGTTATTATAGGGCTACTTGTGTATCATATATTCTTTCAAGGCTAATGAGAAGGCTACTTTTTATTCTTCCATTATTAACTGCGTGTTCATATATGCCTGAACCTTTAAATAACCCACAAGTGTCTACGTTAGGCAAGAAGTGTAATGAACAAACTTGGAGTTACATTTGGATTTATAAAAAAGGTCAGAACTTAACTGCATCTGAAAAGAAGTGTAAGATACCGATTAAGAGGGATTGATGGAAACAATTTTTAAATGGATAGAAAAATACTTTAAAACTAAAGAAATTAAATATCTAACAGGAAAAAGAGTATGTTTGGATTAAGTACAATATTAGGTCCAGTAACAAATCTTGCAGGCACGTGGTTGCAGGGCAAGATGGATAAAGCTAAAGCTGAGACAGACGTAAAGGTTGCTCGTGCTAAAGCTGAAGCAAAAGTCTATGAGACTGAAGCGACATCAAGTATGCTAATGGAACAGAACCTTACCAATCAAATGGCAGGTTCGTGGAAAGACGAATTTTGGACAATTATTTTTGGTGGCATTCTTGTAGCATGTTTCTTACCTTGGAGTCAGCCGTATGTAGCAGAGGGTTTTACCTTCCTAAACGAAAGCACACCACCTTGGTTTAGTACCTGTTTATATATTTGTATAGGCAGTAGCTTTGGATACAGGTTTGGTAAAACAGGTATGCAGTTAATGGGGAGAAAATAAATGACTTGTGCGTGTGGAAATGAAAACTGCAAATGCAGTACAGACGATTTAATACCTGATAAAATGGCTTATCAAATCAATAAACGTAGAATGGCTTGGGTACTAATATATCTAATGGCTATAACAACGATATTAACTCTAGCGTTTCCAGATAGACTGGCAGAAGCAGAAAGTATCCTTATGACACAATATATTAGTATGTGTGGATTAGTAGGAGCATACTTTGGTTTTAGTGCATTAAGTGGCAAGAAATGATTGAAGCAAATGGGTGGAAAAATCACGAAGATACATTTGAAGAAACATTAAGAAGAGAGTTATTAGCAGCAAAAGGAACAATATTTCTATTGCAAGAAGATATAAAACAATTAACAGAAGCATACTATAAAATGCTAAAAGAAAATGAAAGACTAAAAAGGACACATTAATGGAAATATTTACAGACAGACTAAGAGAGGAGCTAAAGATAGATGAAGGATGTAAATACGAAGTATATCTGGACCACCTTGGATTACCTACATTTGGTATTGGACATCTCATTACTGAAAAAGACCCTGAACACCAAATGGGTATCGGCACACCGATTGATGAAATACGAGTCAACGAAGCGTTTGAGCAAGACGTACACGTTACAATAGGTGAGTGCAGAAAACTATTTGATGATTGGGATAATCTCCCAGAAACAGTAAGACTAATTACTGCTAATATGATGTTTAATATGGGCAGACCTAGATTATCTAAATTTAAAAAGATGATACAGGCTATTCAAGATAGTGATTGGCTAGAAGCCGGAAATCAAATGCAGGACTCAAGATGGTACAAACAAGTAACAAACAGAGCAGACAGACTTATATCTCGCATGAAAGCAATAGGGTTGAGTTAAAAAGACAAGAACAAAGAAAAGAACATATTAAAAATATAATAGAGTTCTTTAAACCTAAAGAAAGAAAGTTTATAAAACATGGCTAGACAACTATCAGATAGACAAAGAAGATTTCTTGATGCACTTTTTGGTGATGCGAAAGGAAGTATCAAAGATGCTAAAATTATAGCTGGGTACTCGCCCAACACAAGTAATCAAGAAATCATCAAAGCTATAAAAGAAGAAGTACTTGAAGCTACTCAAATGTATATGGCTAGTAATGCACCTAAAGCTGCATTTGCTATGGTTAATGGGTTAGATGACCCAACTGAGTTAGGTATTAGAGATAAGATGTCGGCTGCAAAAGAACTACTTGATAGAAGTGGTTTAGTTAAAACTGAAAAAATGCAAGTCGAATCAACAGGTGGAGTTATGCTTATGCCTGTAAAACAAACGGAAGATAATGACTAAAAGAACAACAGGTGAGTGGGTATTACCTCAACCTCTTGATATAAAAGATAAGAATGAATGGATTGCAATACCTAGAATTGCTAGAACTATTCCATTTGGTTATAGTGTTGACCCTGATAACGAACATATACTTAGACCTATACCTCGTGAGTTAGATGCACTTGAAAAAGCTAAACAACATCTTAAACAATATTCGTATCGACAAGTAGCTAATTGGTTGAGTACCTTTACTGATAGATACATATCCCATATAGGGTTAATGAAAAGAGTAAGACGTGAGCAAAAACGTAAGAACAAAGCTAGAACTCTCCGTATCTGGTCAGAATATGCAGAAAAGGCGATACAAGCAGCGAAACAAATCGAAGAAGAAAGAAGTGGTGCAAGAGCCTAAACAGCCTATTGTATCAACAGATGAAGTAGAACAAGTACCTGAAGAAGAATTAAATGTAGCCTTTAAACCAAACGAAGGTCCTCAAACAGATTTCTTAGCAGCAGGAGAAAGAGAAGTATTATATGGTGGTTCAGCAGGTGGTGGTAAATCGTTTGCGATGTTGGCAGACCCCCTCAGATACATGGGTCATCCCTCCTTTAGTGGGTTGCTCCTTAGACACACAACGGAAGAGCTTAGGGAACTTATATTTAAATCGCAAGAACTCTATCCGAAAGTCTGGAAAGGCATTAAGTGGTCAGAAAGAAAAATGCAATGGGTAGCACAATCAGGTGCTAGATTATGGATGTCTTATCTTGATAGAGATGAAGACGTTATGCGTTATCAAGGTTTAGCATTTAGTTGGATAGGCTTTGATGAATTAACACAATGGTCAAGTCCTTTTGCTTGGAACTATATGCGTTCACGTTTACGTTCTACAGCATCTGACTTACCAATCTTTATGAGAGCAACAACAAACCCCGGAGGTGTAGGACATCATTGGGTAAAGAAAATGTTTATTGACCCTGCTCCATACGGAAAGGCATTTGATGCAACAGATATTGAAACAGGAGAAACTCTCAAGTACCCTGCAGGACACCCAAAGTCTGGAAAACCTTTATTCAAACGGAGATTTATTCCTGCAAGATTATCTGATAATCCATACCTCTCAGAGGGTGGAGACTATGAAGCAATGCTACTTTCCCTTCCTGAACAACAAAGAAGACAGTTACTTGAAGGAGATTGGGATATTAAAGAAGGTGCAGCATTTACTGAGTTTGACAGGACTGTACATGTTGTTGACCCATATAGTATCCCTAATAATTGGGTTAAGTTCCGTGCTTGTGACTATG